AGCTTCATAACTTGCTACACCATCTGGACCTAATACACTTTGTATCCAGCCTATGACTTGTTCTTCTGTAAGTTCATCATAAGGTGTGAAATCAGGATCGTCAGCAGATATAGTAAACTGTGTAGTATTGCTACCTATTTTTTCTGAGTATGTGCCATCTGTGCCTGATACTGCCCATTCTGCTAATACTACGACATCTGTTTGACCTTCTACTTCAGGTAGAGTGTACATAGATGTGACTTCCCATAAATATGTTATTGCCATTTATTGCTCCTTATGCTGTTACAGCTTTAATGACTGCAAAATTAAATACTGGTTGTTCTGTTGTAGTTCCACCTGTAGTAGCAAAAGTAATCTCAAAGCTACCTGCCGCTACATTTGTTACTAAGATAATATACTTATCTGTACCTGATTTTTGATTAACAATAATAGTATCTGTTGCAGCTACAGTTGAATTGGTGACAGTAAATGATTGATATGTTGCAGAACCAGCAGCAGATACAAGTGTAATTGCACCATTTGTTTTGTTTAAAGTGACACCTGTAGTTCTTGATGTTGCTTGTGTAACTGCACCACCTGAACCTGTAGCATATCCAAAACCATTTGTAGTAGCTGTAAATCCAACACCAGGAATGCGTACAGTTGTAATAGAGCTATTACCTATTGTCACCTCATTAGACACTGTTGCTGATGATGCAGCAGCAAAATATCCAATAATAATATTGTTAGATCCTGTAGTAAGATTGTTTGTACCTGAATTACCTGATCCATCACCAATTAAAATATTCTGTGTGCCAGATGTAACTGCTCTACCTGATTGATAACCTAATCCTACATTATTTGTTCCACTAGCATTTTGTAAACTTTGATAACCAAAAGCAGTAACTGTAGAAGTAACTGCACCATAACCAGCTTGATACCCTACTACAGTTGCATTACCAGTTGTTAAAAATGGTGATGATTGACTACCTAAAGAAGTTATTGCACCAGTAGTAACAGCATTACCAGATTGATACCCTATCGCAGTATTGTTAGCACCTGTAGCAAAAGTAGCCACAGGAATACTAAATCCACTTCCAGTACCACCTATAAGAGATGCTGCTACTGTTAATACTGTAGCTGCTGTAGATGATGCACCTACACCTCTTGTGACTAATGTTACTGCGGTAACTGCACCGCCTGATACTGTAACGTCTACTGTTGGATATGTGATAAATGTAGCACCTGATACTGGTGTCATAGCACGAGCAGTATATGTACCATTTGTGTAACCAGAACCACCAGTTACTGCACCAAGAGTAGCTACTGCTGTGGTGCTGTTAAATAATGCAGACCAACCTACTGCAACATTACTAGTTCCTGTTGTATTTCTTGCTAAAGAACCTTCTGCAACAGCTGTGTTAAAAGAACCACTAACATTATTTGCTAAAGGTCCTGTTGTATTATAACTACTTCCTATTGCGGTATTATTGCCACCTGTTGTATTTAATTGTAATGCAGCATAACCAACTGCAACATTGCCATTTCCAGATGTATTTGCATATAAAGACCTATATCCAATACCTATATTATTTAATCCTGTAGTATTAACTGATAAAGCTTCTCTACCTACAGCTACATGTCCAGAGCCTGTTGTATTAGACCCTAAAGCAAAGTAACCAACTGCAGTATTATTACCTGTTCCACTATTAGAACCATTTAATGCTTGATAACCTACTGCAGTGTTAGTCGCAACTGCTCCTGCACCCTTACCCACTGTTAGCGTAGATATTGTAGAGTTATTAGTACCAAATGTAGCTGCTATACCTGGTACTCTCATGCTAGTTATGCTAGCGTTACCTAGTGTAATTTCGTTGGATACAGAAGCTGCTGAAGCAGCTGCGTTATAACCGATTATAATGTTATTAGAACCAGTTGTAAGATTGTTTGTGCCTGAAAAGCCTGCTAATGATCCTATAGCAATATTCTGTATGCCAGATGATATAGCACGACCAGCATTATTACCTAAAGCAGTATTATCTGCTCCTGTAGTACTAAATAAAGCTAAATTACCTATTGCTGTAAGATTATTACTTGTGGTATTAGTTGCAGCAGCACTATTACCCATAGCTACGTTTTGTACACCAGAGGTATTCGCACCTAAAGCATTATATCCAAAAGCATTATTACTACTGTTAGTATTTGCTGATAAGGCTGAACTACCAACAGCAGTACAGTTAATTCCTGAAATATTTGTAAAAAGAGTATTGTATCCTACAGCAGTATTGTTACCAGTATTACTTGCCGCAGTACCTGTTCCTGTACCCACTCCAGTTGCAGTGAATGTGAGTCCTACTGTATTAGATGCTGCACCTATAAGGGTGAAGTCTGTAGTGCCAATAGAAATAATAGTGTATGCAACACCTACTACGAATGAGCCAGCAGTTACAGTTTTGCCTGAGTTGGTTAATGCTGATTGACCAATGGCTGTGTTAAATTGTCCTGTGACATTTAAGTTTAATGTGGCTCTACCAATAGCAGTATTAGAAGCACCGCTAGTATTAGATTGTAATGATTGATAACCTATCGCAGTATTACTAACACCTGTATTAGTTGCATTAAGTGCTTGATAGCCTAAAGCAGTTGCAGTTGCTACAGCACCACCACCTTTACCTACAGTTAATGTAGAGATAGAAGCATCATTAGCTGTAGTTAGTGTTGTACCATTAAAGGTTAAATTAGCAGAATCTGTAACAGCACCATCTGTAGTGGCATAAGTAACACGACCAGATGTTAATGCACCTGTAGAAGCTACTGCACGACCAGCAGGGTAAGTACCAAATACGTCTTTAGTACCAGCACTAAAGTTTACAGCACTTCCACCATTAGATGATGCAAGGATAGTAGTTCTAGCTAATGTGCCTACACCTACTGTGCCTAAACCTACTTCCCATTCTGAAGTACCTTGACCAGATATAGTATAGTAAGTTGTATTTGTGTTACCGATAGCTGTGCTGAAAGATTGATAACCAGTAGTAGCACCTGCAAGCGTAAGCGTACCTGTGCCTGTAGTAGTTGTCGTTTCAAGTACTCTATCTTTTATGACTAATGCCATTTATATTTTCCTGTATTTAACTACTACGAAAGTGTGACACTCAAGTTGCCTGTGGATATTTTAAATATATCTCCAGAAGTAATAGTTTTAGATACGTCTAGTGGAGTATGGTAAAGTAAATTGCCACCTGTAGATGCGTCTCTAATACCAATCCAACCTACAGTTCCCCATGTGCCTGTTGCTGTTGGGAATGTAACGTCTGCTGAGTTAGTAGATACGCCATCTGAAGGTGCGCCCATAGTCACTGCTGTTCTAGCATAAGAACCACCAGTAACCTCTGTGCCTGTATCTGCATCTGTAGGGTCAGTCGTGTATAAAGCAATATATGGTGTTGCAACTGCTGTAAATGTTGTGCCTCTTAGAGTTGCATTTATAAGTGCGTTCTCTAGGTAATTTGCCATTTCGGACATAATATTTTCCTTTTAAATTATCGTGGGGTTACACTAAGTGTTGTATATGGATATGTTTGACCTAAATCACTCTTCTTAATATTAGTAATGGCTCTGTCATATAATGCAGACCATGTAGCAATTCTAGCGTCATTGTATAAATAAGGCTCTGATTCTGCCAATGTTGCGTATAGTAAAGCGTCTGGATAATACGCTAAGAATAAGTTACTAGAAGTAGTGGTTGAGATAAATGTAGGTTGTGCATAATACAATATCTGTATGGTGTAATCTGTATCTTGGCTAGGTGCAAATTGGAACTCTGTGCCTAACATAGTAAAGTAATGGGATTGACCTGATAATGTGGTTTGACCATTACGGAAGAATAAGTCTGGTGACTGATATTCTAGTCTAACAGGTGGATTACCTTGAAAGTGCATCTCTCTTAACTCTAAGAAGTCCGTAGGAAATGCTACTTTGTTATCAGAAGGTGTTGTAGTTGCTACCTTTAACATCTTTTCTGTGCGTAAATCACGACTCATTCTAAACTGAGCCATTTGAACGAAGTCAGGTATTACACTTGTCAAGTCTGTTCGTGCTAAGTAGCTTTCTACTGTTGCTACAAACGTGGTGTAGTTAGTTAATGCCATCTAATTGTCCTTTTAATCTTGCCCAACACTTGTCCATATCATCTCTGTGCCATTCAGCAGAGGCTAATGAACGTAACCATTGAGTTCTATCTGGGTAATGTAAGTTTTCTATATCTTGTATCTTGTTTGAAATAGGTATTGCTGGACTATATTCGGATACAATCACCGGAATACCATAAATACTTGCTTCTACATCTGCCACACTTCCAAAACTCACAATAACATGAGCTTTTTTTATAGCTTGTTTAAAATCACCTTCGCCTTTACGCTTAACTATGATTTTACGTTCTGTATGTTTACGTATTTCCTCTACAGTTTTGTCTAACCAATCGTATGCACCGTAGATATAAGCTATTTTGTCAGCAGGTGGTAGTATAATTACATGTTCACCTGACCGATATTCGTGTGTTTTAGGTATTTCTCTATCTGAATCTCGCCAATCTGTACAATGGTAGTTATTTACGCAGAATCTAGCCCAAGATAAGTCCATTTCTCTGTGAAAGTAACCATGATCTATCAGAATATATGGTATATTTTGTTTACGACATGCTATTTGTATGTTATCAGCACCATGTAGATTACCTACAACGATAGGAATAGACTTACCATCCCATTCTCTTGTTAAAGTACCCTTACAATGCGTTTGCAAGCGTTTTAAGACGTTATCTCTACGCTCTATGCCACTCAGTATTAACTGCATCTAAAACCTGTTCTACAGATATGTTTTTCGCTTTTAGAAGGCAATGTTCACATACGCTAGTATAAGTCCCACATGGGTCTGAGCCGTCATGTATATTTCTATGGGTATCATATCCTAAGTGCCTCGGTGAAGTAAAACCTGTCCATAT